ATCTAGGCTTATTATTTGTAAGTAGTTGATTATCAATACTATATCAAAAGTTTAAGACGCAATAGTCGGGCTGTACTGTCATCTGGATTTCAGCAGCTGCATTCTCTGTGTCGTAACTAAACGCTCCAAAGTTTGCTTCTGTAATAAGTCCTCCTTTGATTACCCATTGTGATACAATGTCTCCTACAGGTCCTAAAGCATTGAAGGTAAGGTCTTTCTTGTAAAAGTCACTATATCCATCACGTCCAGTTACTGACTCGTGGTGTAAACGTACCCATTCCATTACTGCTTGAGCTCCTGATGGCGTGATTGGATCAAACAAAGTGAACTGGATAGTTCCCCAAGTTGATTTACCCTTTACAAACCTTTGTACGTTAATGTGGTTTAGGGTAACTGTTCCTTGTGTTAATGTTACCGCACTTACTCCTTTCACCATGTAAGATGGAAAACCATCTATAAGCATTACAAACCTATTCTGTTGTTTTGGTTCGAACTCGGTGAAGAAAATATCGTTTGATTCTAATATCGCCATTTTTGATTGCTTTTATTATAAATATCTATTCTCTTATTTTATACTGGGAACGTTGCTCCTGTTGGTAATACATTGAAGTCTAAGATTACAAACTCAGCAGTTTTAGTCGGTTGCAAGTAGATTTGTCCTACTAACTCATTTCTATCTACTACGTCTGGTCCATTGTTAGACTCGTCCATAACTACCTTGAAGGCATACAGTCCTTGTCTTTGTTTTACTGATTCTAAATATGGATTTACTTGAGATAAGAAACTGTTTCTTGTTGTATTCGTGTTCTGCTCAAATACTAGAGTATCCCCAATCTGAGAAATATAGTTTTTCAAAGAAATCAACAATCTTCTAACATTTATTCTGTCTAAAGCAGAAGATTTTTTCTGTAATGTCTTTTGACCGAATACTACTACTCCAGCTTGTGGTAGTGTAGCAATAGGATTCACATTAGCAGCATATAAAGTATCTCTTGTAGCTGTTGGTAGCTTACGCTCAGCTCTAATCACTGTGTCTAACCCACCTCTATTTATACCTGCAGGGGCAAACCAAGGTGCAGAAGATCTGTCAGTGAATGAATATACTCCTGGAATAAGAGTTGATGCTGGTACCCATACTGTCTGTCCACTATCTGGATCAATGGTTTGAGTCCATGGCCAGTATGCAGCAGCATATGATGTATTGTAAGTTTTAGCCTGGTCTACTACAGTTCCGACATTAGCTCCGTAGTTTACAAGATCAATGATTGCAATGTTATCTCCTCTTGAAATAGCTAGATTTGATAAACTAGTTACTTGTGTGGCAGCGTTTTGCTTGGTAAGTCCAGGTGCTGTTACAACATTATATCTAAACTCATCTGCATTAGAAAGTAGATTAAATGCAATATTATAATCTGATCCAGCAAGACCTTGTATATTATCAGTTGTCACATTCTCATAGAACTTAGCAGGAGATCCTGTAGCTTGTGAGAATAAATGTCCAGTTGCTCCATTAAATGAACCAGACTGTACTTGTGGAAATGATGCAGTGTATTGTACCTGAACATCTCCATTTGAATCAAAATAATCAGGGGTTTTGTAATGTACACCCTTGATTCTGATGTATCTTGATTTATTTGTATAAGACCCTTGAGTCTGGATATAGTAAGTTCCGTTGTCTTCTAATACCACTTCTGTAGTATTACCAATCACCTTCTCTATGTAGTTATCAGCTTTAGGATCTAATGTTAAGTTTTGCCAAGTTTCTAAAACTACTTTTTCAGTAGTATTATCATTTCCTCTTCTTACAAGTAAACTGAATACTCCTGATTCAGTATTTACATTAGTAATTTCCCAACGTATATTATCTAAAGACCCAGAAGAGAGTGCACCTCTTGTCTCTGTCCCTTCGTTATTCATTATGTGACCCTCTGATAATGTTTCAATATCAAAAGTATCTTTATATAATAAATCAGCAGCTTCTAATGTAATGCTAATGTCACTACCTCCTGGTAATGATCCTGGAAAAGAAGATGATGGTATTGTGATTGTCTCTCCTTCAGCAAACCCTGTTCCCCCAGCTGTAATAGTAAAGCTTGAGATACTTTCAGATGTTGCAAAAGTAAAACTACCTACTGCTCCTGATCCTGAAATACTTCCTGTTATTCCAATACCTGTAATAGAACCTGTTGGTCCGTTTCCTGCAGAAGAAGAAATATTAAACCCAGATGCAATAGAACTTGATAATGCATCAGTAGTTGTTAGTAGAATACCGTCAGTTAATGTGTTACTTACTCTCGTTGATTCCGCAGGCGTAAAAGAACCCGAAGTTACTCTTGTTACCAACAAAGACTCTCCTCCATTTTGAAAGTAGTTAAATGCCGATAAGGATGTTAAGTAAGAATAAGTTTGGCTTCCACTTTCAAAAGTAGCACCAAAAATGTTTGTGAATTGAGAATAGGAAGTAACCAGCTTTGGTTTCTCAACTGGTCCTTTTACAGTAGGTCCAACTAATGCTGCTCCTGCTTGTACTGGTTGTGCACTGATAAATGATTGATCATTTTCTCTAGCCAATACACCAGGTGATAATAAAGTCTCTGCCATCTTATTTTATATTATTATATACGTTTTATTATAAATACTAAAACTTTTTGCTAAAATCATTCTACAGGAGTGATTTCTCCTGTATCTATATTTATTGTTCCATTTCCATACTTTGAAGTGAGACTAGACGCAAAATCTGAACGTTCTTTATCAAACTTCTCTTTTTCTTGTATCGCTTGGTCTTGTTGCTCATCTAAAGTTTGTTGTTGGTAAGCAATTTGACCAAATACAACAATGAGATTCTCTTCTCTTATTTGAAAATCTTTTAAACTTTGTAACTCCTCTTGTGTTAAAACTTTTTTTTCCATTTTTGTGTTTATTATAAATATTAAATTATTAACCTAGATTTGATATATCCGCTACTGTTTCAGAAGTAACTGAGACTTTTGCTAAACTATTGGTAGCTTTCATAGAATTTAAGTCTTTTTGCTTGACTTCTGGAATGATTTGACCTCTCAAACGTATGGTAAAGTTACCTCTTACTAAACGCTCTGTACTTTGTGATAACTCTGTTTGAGAGCTAAATCCGTCAATGAAACATCTAAACTTGTACCTCTGTGGATCCCCCCAGTAAGAATCTGATGCGTACTCGATAGATTCAATAAGCTTATTCAACTGTTCCATGTAGTAAGTCTGCATTACACATTCGTAAGTCATCGTAACAAAATCACCAACTACAATAGCTTGAGACTGCTGTACAGGCTTTCTGTTATTTATCAAATCAAAAGGATTATAGAAGTTCTTACTATTGTATCCTTTAGACAAATTGTAATACAAATTTGGAGAGTTTGAATCTACTTTTGCTGTAACAGATCTGTCCTTTTCTAGGTTTGTTCTCTGCACCACAATAATAGGAAGCATTATTCTACCACCCTTGTCTCTATAATATCCGTCTTTTTGTGCAGATTTCCAACGTTCAGGTGACCCGTATATTACTGGTACTGGTTGGATCCCTCCATTTTGCTGCACCTCCGGTTGAATAACATTGTTGAAATAATAAAATACTGCCTCATCAATGTCCTGAACTCCTATCTTGTAAGATTTCGTTGCATCGTCTCTTTGTGAAATCTTTGTAGATCTGTTAAAATCAATACCAGTCTCCTTCGCATTTGGATTAGCTGCCTTGTTTGGATTGCCTAATCCGGCTTCCGTGTAAGGTTCTACCTTTTCTGCCGATAACTCCTCCTGTGTCTTCGGACGAGGCTTTATGGTGCGTTTAGAGGCAGGAACGTTTGGTAGGGCAGGGTAATCCCCCTTGCCTTTACGATACGCCTGCTCAAAGGCCCTAGAAGGGCTTACAGAGGGTGTCTGTGGTGCGTTATTAGTGTTGTCTGTAGAACTTGACATATTACAATCTTTCCTTGTAAGGACTTAAGTTTAGTTTATCTGCTGGGACATAGTGTGTCTTAGCTATAATGCTAACGTTAGCTCCAAACTTACTTAGTCCTGGATTAAGCGGGTTTTGCTGTCCTGCAGACCCGTTATTAGGATAATCAGGATTCTTGCCTCCAAAATACTGGTTAGCAACCAAATCATCAATCTCATAGTAACTCTCCTGATAAAGAACAATGTCTCCTACCTCAGGCACATACATTGTGTCTACAAGGTCATCTCTGAAAAATGAAAAATCAATAGCCTGATTGAAGTTTACACCTAAATCTGATTCTGGGAACTCCTGATCTGAACGTGAAACTAAACAGCTAAAGATGTAAGGACCGTCAAAATACTTCTCCCCAGCAGCCTCTCCGTAGATGTTAGTCTTGGTATCCCCAATCTTATACTTGTAAAATGATGCCTGCTGTGAAATAATATCGTTGAGAAGCTCACGATTTATATGCCGCATCATTGAAAAGTCTCTACCGCTTGTAAATAAAGCCATAAGTTATTGATTACCAGTTAGTTATCCTACATAAATGACCATAGGAACCTGATTTAGTTCCTTAGATCTAAACTCTGATTCGTCTGCTCTTCTTTCTAAAAGCTGTCTCCTTGAAGTCTGCTCTAAATATTCTCTTAATCTATCAATCAGTTTGAAACGATCCTCTCGACCTTGACTGATTAAATCATCACCGTTAAGCTGTACTTCAGCATTCGGAATAGGTATCTGACTGTATTTGTTTCTTATATCTCCTAAAGTTTCCCTTACAAAGGCAAGTGCATACTCATAAATCCAAGATCTTCCAGGAGCATTGATTCTCGTGTAAATTGGATTAGAATAAGGTGCATCTAATACTGATGTTACTCTATTTGCTACTGCATCATTCCCCTCTGACTCCGAAGAATCTATTCTCTCGTCATTAATGATGTACTGGAATCTCATCTTTCCTCCACTTCCGTTTGGAATAGGAAATACTCGAAGTTGATTGTTAATAAGCTCAAAAGTGTAGTTTGATTTACGTACCTGCTGATTCATCTCTATTGCCTGCACTGTTTGTAAATCAAAAGACAATGGCATCATCAAATAGTTTGTAGCAGGTGACATCGCTGCAAATCCAAATGAGTTGAATAATGCTTGAAATCCAAACCCTGTTCCAGAATACGGATCATAATATTGTGTAATAGCCGGTGGAGATTCAAAAAATACTCTTTTGATTTCTATTCCACCTTTTCTGTCTAACCCTTCAGCAGCTGCCCAGGCATTAAGGTCATAAACCTGCTGATTATTAACTAAATCTACCTCTCCATCATACCACGTTACATTCCCCCCTGAACCTGCTTCTGCTCCATATTGTTTAGATAACCTAACAACATTAGCCATAGAAGGTGTAATAGTTGAGTTTGTTACGTCTACCGATGCATCTGCACCTTCTAATGAAAGTTGGTTCTCTCTGATCTTAAATGCAAATACCTCATTACCATAGGTGGTAACCGCTTCTTCGAATGCTGTGTAAAAATGAATGTCCTGTAGTTCTATATCCATAATAGGATACCCCAGTCTACGAGATGCAAACATTGAAAACTTATCAGCATCTGTCTGGAAATCATAATCATCATCATAAAACCCAAAGGGAGTGTCACCAGAGTTAGGGGCGAAAGATGAGGAACCTGGCCAAATTGGAATATTCATACAGCTGTTTTACTATAAATATTACGATGTGGATGTTAAAATACGAAGTAAACCTGCATGGGAATACAAAAGCACCTCCCTTAATATAAAAGCATAAATAAAATCTAAGATACTCTTACTACAAGATATTTTGAGCCTACGCCCGTTGATCCTGATAACCACATACCTCCTATAGCAACACTTGCCTCAGTAGTGGGTAGGTTAGCTACAGTTACGTTGCTTCCTGTGATGTTCACTCCGGAGGTTACTCCGAGACTTCCTGAAACTGTTACATCTCCAGCAATAGTTTGTGAACCTGTAAAGTGTCTGAAATTGTTATCTAATTCAGTGTTTGTTAATGCTGAACCTTTTTCTGATCTGTAAGTTAATGCCATTTTTGTTTATTTAGATGCTACTACTATTTCTAATTGCGATGCTGATGGATATGCTTTTGCTTTTATTGAATCTATCCCTACTAAATCTCCATAGTAAGATGAGTCTACGTATCCTTCCTCTACGTAATCTGATGTGGATGATGCGTTGAACTGTCCATTACCTAACATCAATGATTTCTCCCCATCTAACTTAAATATTGTTGATTCTGTATTGTCTTTTATAAAATGTAAATCAACATTACATTCAGTAAGGTTTGATATCCTTATGTAACGAACATCTCCTTTTACAAATGAACCTGCAACTTGTTGTTGTTCTGATTCAGTAAAACGAAGTATCTCAATCCCACTAGCTGAAAAGGTTGTTTCTATTGTATCTAATCTACGTAAAAACTGACCCACATCATTAATAGTGACATTATTAGATGTAGTTTGTGTTTTACCGTTGTCTAATACAACTCTCTCGTCGATGGTTGAAATAAGCTTACCCACTATTATATTTTATTATAAATATCAAAACATTAAGAAAGCCTCCATTTAGGAGGCTTATTTGTTATTAATATAATCTTTGAATCTGTATTTTCCAGTTCCTTACAATACCTGTTCCCGATAGGTTATGAACCCATAGATAAACTGTTGAAGCTGTAGTTAATGTTGCAAAGAAATCCCAACGTCTTGCAGTAGTATCAGCAGCTTGAGATGCTAGTAAAGTTCCTCCGGTAGCTGAAGTACCTGCTGTTGTAGAATATCTTATTTCAACTGTTTTAGAGTTTACATCTTGCCAGTATCCGTTTGTTGATATTAAGAATGTTCCTCCACCTGCTATAGTCCACTCATCATTTGCTGTACTCCAAGTAACGTTACTATTATTTGAGTTAAAGGTTGTTGTTAAATCGTACTTGTTGGCATAAGCTCCTTGTCCTGATAAATAACCCCCAGCCCAAGCTGTTCCAGTTGCTAAACCATCTACATAGCCTTTAGTTGCTGCGTCTTGTGTTGTTGTTGGATCAACTACATTAGTTATT